AAAATGCTTCCAACTTTAGAAATTATGGAAAATTTAGCAGAAATGCTTGTAGAAATAAACCAACATATTAGAAATATATATAAGAACTATAGAGATGTTGCAATCAATGCATGTATTGGATTTAGCTCAGACGGACCAATGGCACATGTTGGCACTACAATTAATTTTAAAATAGTACAAGACATTATAAATAACTTCCCTACCACTGGCGATCTTGATGAATCTTTAGATATTTCATATGAAACATTACAAAGATTAAATAGAATGGTTTACAATCTTCAAGGAATTCACATCAAAGTAGAACAAATATACAAGGATTACAAAGCTAGTGCTGGGGCTTATGCATCAATAAAAGACGAATTTCCTATTCACGAAATAGGCGTTGGTATCTGGAATAACATTGTCTGGTATATCCTATCCGGTAATACTTGGAAGGCAAGAAAACCTGAATGGGAAACGGCAACCGGAATAGTCGAAGATACATATAATGGCTTGCAGATAATATCGCAAAAAATGTCTTTGATTCACATGGAAGTAGAACAAATATATAAAGATTACAAAGCTAATATTTCAATTTACAACGGATTAAGAGACGAATCTATTTTTAAAGTAGTAGGCATTGCCATCTGGAATCACATTGTTAATTCGATATTCGCAAACTTCGCAGAAAAATCTCATTGGGAAAGGGCAACCGCAATGGTCGAAATGACTGCGGATGCTTTGGAATTTATGAAGCATCACATGAGTTCAATAAAAGAATCTTGCGAAGAGTTAATTTCACTGAACGAAAATTTTGCAGAAATACTTAACTCTAATGCAATAGAAACAATAGGAAAATCAATACTTGAAAATATATTAGATCCAATAGAAATTTTTATGCCATCGAATGAAAAAATAGGAAAAACTGTTAAAAGAATAGACATGATAACAACAGGAATCATGATGTTAAGTGATTCGTTGATGCTTTTGAAAAACAGCATAGAATCCATTGGAAACTTAGGTTCTTCTATTGGCAATATGTTCTCTAATTTTATTGGTTTCGGCAAGGAAATCAGCCAACCTATTGATTCAAAAATAAATATACTTTCAGAGCCTAGCGAGCAATTTACTGATCAAAGATCGATAAACTCAGAACCTCGTAATTCATTTACTGATCTTCAGAAGTCGATAAACTCAGAACCTCGCAGTTCGTTTACAGACCTTCAGAAGTCGATAAACTCAGAACCTCGCAGTTCAATTAACAATCAGGAATGGAACAAGCGATCCACATCAACAAATCGATACTCAGCAGATGAAAGTTTAAGCTCGAAATTCCGAGGCGATGGAATGTCAGACGATGAAATGAAACAAAGAATGATAGCTTCTGCTGCTGGAATCGATCCAAGTGAAATATCAATGCCATCTAAGAAAGCATTTACGGATGAGAACCAATGGAACAAGCGATCCATGGCAACAAAGCCATATTCAATAGATGAAAGTTTGAGTTCGAAATTCCGAGGCGATGGAATGTCAGCCGATGAAATGAAACAAAACATTATAACTTCTAGCTCTGGAGTTGATGTAGCAAACGAAATAAGAAGAGAAAAAGCTACTTCAGAAGTCAATGTTAAACCTTCGTACTCTATGGATGAAATAAACAATGTAGCTAATCTACAATTAAAAGAACAACAAAAAATGGTCGAATTACTTCAAAAAATTAACGATAAAATGGAACAAGAAAATTCTACTTCGAATCCTTCTGGTGATTCCGATCTTGGAGACTCAGACACGGCATCTAAAAAAATAAATAAAAAACCAATAAATCTTTATAAGTGGGGAACAGGACAGTTCCATAGAGGATCTGGAGTCGGACTAAGAAACACTGGCGATGGAGGCCCAAGATAATGAAAGCAACAGCAAGAGGCGGAAAACTTCTAAATATAGATGATATATACATAAAAGTAAAAGAAACAAAAATAATTTCATACATACTTCCTGATGTGTCTGACTCAAAAGGAGCTTCGTATGCAGACGAAAATGCCATCGGAAGAAGCACTCCATTTAAAAACTATTCGTTTAGTGAAAACAGAGTCATTCAATGGAATCACCATTGGATAGTAGACACAAGAGACAGAGTCGATCAAATACTAAGAGAAATAAGAATTTTACAAAGTTTGGTGTACCCAAGCAGACAAACAATGCCATACGCTCCTCCAAATTTAGCCAAACTAAAATTAGGAAACATACTAGATAAAGATGAATTATGTTGCATTTTAAAAACTTACTCTCTTAAATACCCAACCGACGTACCTTGGTATAACGATAGTGGAAAAAATGTAAGCATACCTTATAAGGTCGATATGGATTTAAGTTTTGAAGTCGTGTATGACAACAACAATCAAGTAACTGGACAATCGCTTCCTTACGCAGAAGACATATCATCTATAATTTCTTAAAAGGTTAAAAAAAATGCCAAATTACATAGAAATAAACGATACCGTAACAGCAAGAAGATTTGTTAGTTCATCTAGCAGATACATTGATTCAAAATTAATATACTACACAGACAACAAAATTACAACATTCGCTACATACAAAAAATCTAAAGAACCGTACAGTGGAGATGTAAGGTACACTGTTGTAAGTAAAAATTATGAATACAGACCAGATTTGTTAAGTTATGAAGCGTATGGACTTTCGGAATTTTGGTGGCAAATCTTGGAATTCAATGGAATAAAAGATGTTTATGATTTCAAAGCTGGATTAAACATAACAATACCACAAAACTTTTTTAGGTAAAATAAAATGGCATGTTCGTTCAATAATGGATATAAAAAAGCAGAAAAATACATATGCAAAGAAATATTCGAACCTTTACCAGATGCTGTTGTAGGTCCTTTTGTAGACATTCGCATGGAAGGTTTGCAAATTACAAATAGCAATTATGGAAACCAAGGCAGGAACGGTGAAGCTGCCATAAAATCATTTCAATTCGGCAGAGCCGTAGGAAACGGAGTTGGATTTAAAGTGGAAATAATAAACGAAACATGGGAATGGATGAAACAAACTATAAATGCATTAAATAAAACCAAAGCTGGAACACTACCAGACATGAGAAAAGCCACATGTGAGTTCGGATGGGTCGTAAGAGACTGCAATGGTAGTGTCAGAAAAATTAGTAACTTGGAATTTGGAGGAGAATTACTTTTTTTAGTACAAACAGTAGAAACTTCATTTGAAAATGGTGTCTATAAAATATCCGTGCAATGCTGCGATCTTATGCAAAGAAACAATAATCATACACAAGGATGGAATTCGTTCGGAGACGATGATAATAAAATGACCTTAAAAAATGCTGTTAAAGATATATGGACCAAACCTCTGACACCACAAGTAGACAAAGTCGTTTTCAGGGGAACTGATGGAGGAAGTTTTTCTTTTTCCAATAAAGATGGTGGCGCTGATGGACCTTGGAATACTTGGCAAACCAAAGAAAAAAACAAATTAAGTACAACCAGAAGCTGGCTAGACCCACTAAACACAGACAATAGAAAAGGAATATTACAAATTTTCAACAACGAAGATGATTTAAGTATAGTTTTTCAAGAAGATCCATTCAGCGACAAACTTTGCAAGACTAGCATTGGAACATATGTCGTCAATGGAGGCAATTGTACTCCCGTGATAAGTTTTAATCCAAAAATAAATTGGATAAATGAAACTAGTGGAACAGGAGCAATATCTGGAGGTGCATCATCACCGGGCGGAAAAAGGGATGATGTAACCAAGGCCAATCCTACATGGAGCGATGTGCAAAATTCTGGTGGCAACAAAAAAGAAGCTACGGGAACAGATATGAATCTTTGGCGACCAAAAAGTGGACAAGCAAACGCAACAATGGAGGCCGAATTGAATAACTCCCACGCAACAAAAATATATGAAGTAGTCGGCAGTATTGAAGCAGAACTAACGATTCAAGGAAATCCTAAATATGCCTACAATTTTGGAACAGGAGGTATTGTAGGAAAGACCATGTCTATTATTGTTTTAAATCCTGCCGTAATAAGACGTTGTGAGTGGAGTTCCAAAGATGGGCTTAACGAAGTTTTAACAAATCGTAATTGGCAAATTCTTGGTGTTGATCATCAAATCACAGATGGAAAATATGTTACTACATTTAAAGTGGTACTCGCTGCTCCAAATGCAGAAATAAATAAAAATAGTAGGTTAGGCAACGACCCATTAGGTTGGAACGCAGAAATTGGAGACGAATGGCTTGGAGATCGTCCTTAAAAAAAAGGTAAAAAATAATGAAAAAAAATAATTATGATGCATTAGAAAGAAAAATCACTGCGTTGGAAAACAGACTTGGAGATATCGATTACGAGGTTGGCGGAGTAGTAAGAGAAAAAAACCAAGACAGTTCATGGAAAGGGGATCAAGACGAGGCATTAGGCGGAATGTACACCGCTTTATGTGTAGACACAGTAGACATATGGAAACAAAACTGTGTTAGATTTTATTGCCCAATTTTACAAAATCCAAAAACGCCAATTAAATCACTTCCGTGGGCAAATCCAATTTCTTCGATGGGTGGATTTGATGATTGTGGTCTAAATTGGGTGCCTCCTGCTGGATCGACAATTTGTTTGGTATTCGATGGAGGAAAAAGAGAAAGCGCATACTACATTGGTACTACTTGGCATAGAAATAGAGGCGAAGGCGTAGGAAAGTTTGGTGGCTTTAATATTCCAGAATACGATAAAATACATAGCGGACACAGAAAAGGATATTATGTTGGACCAGATGATGAAACGCAAGTACTTCCTCCTTGGAATACAGAAAGCTACAACGGATATGACATAGACACAGTCACAGATTTCACAGATCAAGTAAACGCTCAAAAAATATTAACTTACCCTCACATATATGGATTTAAAACTCCAGACAAACACATGATGAAAATGAGCGATGGAGATCCTCGTTGTAATCGTAGATGGAAAAGATTAGAAATAATGTCTGGTTGTGGCAATTGGCTTTGCTTCAAAGACGACCATTTACATCATGGAGGACAATGGGTTCACCCAGATTGTTTACCCGGTGATCCTCCTATTTGTCAAGAAGGTGGGTCTGTAGGCGAAGACATTAAATACTTCGATCCAAATCCAAGTGACGCTAAGTTAGAGAAAGACGCTGAAACCAAAGATGTTTATCCAAATCTTGATGATCCTCCAAAAGAAAAAACAGAATGTGAAGGTAAAAAAAGTAATAGCACGATATTAATTGGTCATCCAAGAACTGGTCATCCTGAAACATGTTATCCAAAAAGTCAAACTGGTAAAAACCCATTCTTTAAAAGGAAAGAAGAATGTCGTCCTTATGCTGGACCAAAGACACCTCAAAACAACAAGTGTGATCTTCCTCAAACTGGAATACAGTTACTGTCAATTAGTGGACACACATTTGTTATGGATGATAGTGTAGAAGAACCACAAGGAAAAGTAGAATGGGAAAGAGGAACAAAACCATTCGACTTTGGTTGTAACGACAAATTTGTTGGTAGAACATATTGGAAATCTACAACTGGCCACTGCATTGAGATGAGCGATGTCGAAGAACCAAAATGTGATCCAGTAGCTGGATCTAAACTAAGAGGAAAGAATAATTACATTAGATTGTTAACTGCTACTGGAAATAAAATCGAATTAAACGATCATACTATTCCAGAGCCTAATTGTCCCGGATGTCTGCCAAATATGGGAGGAGAAAAACGAGGGATTTACATGGAATCTACCAGTAAACATGTAATCCACATGTGCGATGAAACAAATGAGCAATGTGGTCCGTGTCGTGCAGAAGGTGGAGTTCCAGTCAGCAAAGCTAAAAAAGCATTTGTAAGGATAAGATCAGGTTATGGACTTGAAATCTTAATGAAAGACGAAAACAGACAAGACAGAACAGTTAGGCAATACATAAAAATTACTGCTCCTCAAAAGAACAACAAAGTAAGAGGTCAGCATTTTCATCTTTTCCAAGAAGTTCGATCAGGTCCGGGGCTTGTAATGTTGCGTGTTGGCGGTAATTACGTGATATCTACATACGACAACAAGTACGAAATAATCGGAGAAGATCCAAAAAACCCATCCGATAAAATAGAAATTATAACTAAAATGAAATTGGTTTACACAAAAGACATGTATATAAACTATACATTGAAATCACATTTGTTTATTGCCAAAAAATATATTTTTCTTTTGGCTGGTAGTGATTGTGGTCCAATTCCAGATGGTACAAAAGGTCCTTGTATTGGTCCTGTGTGTGTTTACGACCCCAATAGCGGATGCGTCAAATTAAGTGATAGAGTATTCGCTAGTACTTCTGGAAATGCTACTAATCTTTCATTACAACAAATAGCTCCATTTTGCAAAGGCGCACCCGTAACGGATGCCAAAGGTCTGAAGGATGCAAGCAAATCACTTTCAAATGATTTAAACAACACTAGCTTACAAGGGAAATAAAAATGGCTACAAAAAAATTCTTAGGAACGCCATATCCAATCGTAAAAGATCCCGGTGGCTTTCTGCACACCGAATATGGGGTTAGAAAAATAAAAGCAGACATGCTTTCTTTGCTTTTAACGAATCCAATGGAAAGAGTAATGTTGCCGACTTATGGAACACCATTGAAAAAATTATTTTTCGAACCAAACGATCCTATAGCTCAAGCTGAAGCAAAAAGAATCATTGCTGACTCCATCAGTAGATTCGAACCTAGAATTAGAATAAGCCAAATTGAAATATCGAATATAACAGATTCTAGTCTTAATAGTTTGGATGATAAATCCGAAAAAGAATCAATACTATATATCAAAATATTATTTTTCGATCCAAATGACATTAGAAATGTACAATCACTAATATTAAATTTACCAGATAGAAATTCTTAACGGAGGCCTCATGGCAATAAATAATTGTCCTTTCGACATAACACCATATGCAAAATCAGAAATAACAGTAAAACCTGTTGTGTTTAATTTGAATTACACAAATCAAGACTTTTGGTCTATGAAAAATAGACTTGTAGATTTCATACAACAAAAATTTGGTGATAAATTCAATGACTTTGTAGAGTCTGACATATCGATTATGTTAATTGAAAACTGGGCCTTTATCGCAGACACCCTTTCTTTCAAAATGGATCAAATAGCAAATGAGATATTCATCGATACGGTAACAGAAAAAGAAAACGCTTTCAGACTGGCAAAATTAGTGGGATTCGAACCACAACCACCAATAGCATCAAGATCTTTATTTTCAGCATCAATTCAAAATCCTTTAACTTCAGATTTAACGATACCAACTCCACTTGATATTTCTTTTGCTAGTGGTGGAGAATCAATAACATATGAATTGTTTCCAGCAGATGCAAACAACAAACCGATGTTAGACCAAGACATAGTAATCCCAGCTGGATCTGTGATAAATGCAAGTGTCATAGGATTAGAAGGTAAGACATATAACGACAATCCAAAAGGTAACGGTCAAATAAATCAAATGTATCAATTAGAACAATATCCAGTCATTTTTGATTCTATTCGTGTAAGCATAGATGGATCTAGCTGGGAACTAGTTGATTACTTTACAGATTCACAACCAAGAAAAGAATTTCGTGTGGAATTCGATTCTGAATACCATGCTTATATTATTTTCGGAAACAACAAAGCTGGTCTAATTCCGCCTGACGGATCTTCAATTCAAATGACCTACAGATCTGGTGGCGGAATAATTGGCAATATCATTAGTGGCTTAGTAGAAACGCAAACTATCATTAACGCCAAAGAATTTCAGTTCCCAGTACCAATCACATATTCAAATTACACACGAGGCGAATATGGATACGATGGAGACACAATAGACGACATTCGTGATCGTCTTCCGAGATACTTAAAGATGCAAAACAGAATTGTAACTGGCGAAGATTACAAAACATTTGCGGACTTGTTTTCTACTCCTTATAACGGTCAGATTGGCAAATCTGTAGCAGTTTTAAGAAACTATGGTTGTGCCGCCAACATTATTGATTTGTACATTTTAGCAAGAGACTTAACGACTGGATTGACCATTGCTTCTCAAACTTTAAAAAACGAACTTCAAAACGCTATAGAAGAAAAAAAGATATTTACAGATTATGTTTGTATAAAAGACGGAACACAAATAATAGTTGATCTTTCGATAGAGGCAGTAGTTCCTCGTGCCTACAGAAAATTCGAAGAAGAAATGAGAGAAAAAATAACAAGAAGAGTAAATGAATTTTTCGCATTAGCTAATTGGGAATACGGAGAAACACTTAGGGATTTAGACTTATTAAAGAAAATATCAGATGTGCCACAAGTCGAAAGATATGAAATAGGGTTTACGACAGACGACCCAAACAATAGCGGACATATTGTTACAGCTAAATTTTTCGAGATAGTAAGATTGGATGCTACATCGATTTCGTTCACATATATTTAATTTTGGAGATACATTGTTAGAAAAAAATATTCCGCAAATTAAAAAGCCTATCGATCAGTTCAATGATGTTATTGAAAAAAATAGTATATTGATCACGAAGTTAGGTAATTCTGTTTTGGATAAATTGTATTTAAATGCCGTTAAAACAAATGTCGCATTAAATACAACTTTAATTAGATTTGAATTATCCACAGAAAACTCAAGTCAGTGTCTATTCGATCCATACAAGATAGACACAATTAAAATTTATTTTGTAGAAAGAGACTTCAACAATACAAGCATTAGCGAATATGTTAACACATACGAAAAAAATGAAGATAAAATAAAATTAGAAAATGCATATAAAGCAACATGTGAAGATCCAAGTGAAGCTAATATAATAAATTTAAAAAAAATAAAAAATCAATTAGATGGAAGTAAAATTTCAAATACTTTTTACTTTAAAGACGCAATCATTGCTTATAATCTTGGAACACAAGATTTTCCTGCTTGGCTAAGTAGCGACATAGAAAATTCAATTGCAAAGCACATCACTGAAGACGCTGATGGTAACACAGTAGAAGGCATTTTTGAATTTAATTGGGATGCTTCTTCGAACAGAGAAGGAGATTATTTTATTTGTTGGACATGGACTGTGACTCCTGCTGGCGATCAATTTTCTTCTCATATGAGATTTACATTGTTTGGTGATAATTCAATAGTCACCAGTATACCATCACATGTGACCGCACCAAAAAAGTATGAAACGCTACTTGAAAGGTACTTGCCAGAAACATATAAGACAAAACTAACAGACAATGATTTAACATCAGATGTTTTAAACAAATTAAATTTATCAGTGGCTTCTGGATTTACATTTTTAGAAGATCTTGCGAATCAAATTATAGACTTATATAATCCGAGAGTTTTGCAAGAAAAACTGCTGCCATATTTAGGTAATTTTTTAGATGTTAGTTTGAAATCTACTGATCCGACTTTGTGGAGAAGACAAATAATAAATGCAGTTCCTATGTACAAGCAAAAAGGCACTAAAATTGGCTTACAAAGAGCTTTGGACACCATAGGAGTAAAACTTGTAAGTTTAACTAGACTTTGGCAAGTAGTATCTGAAAACACATGGCAAGAAGCGTTTGTTTACGATGGAGCAATTAATGAGTTTGAGCTTAAAAAGAAAATATCAAGTTACGATCTAGTTAATTTCGAAGTTTATATTAGACCTATAAATGAAACTAATTACATACAATTGAGTTTAGATTATGTGTTGTTCGACACAATAGGAGATGTTAGTGTTGTGACTTGGATTGGCGAAACACTTTCCGATCAACCAATTGCTTTATACGAAGGAGATATATTAAAAGTAATCTATAAATATAAAGACATCGACAATTCAATAGAACAAGATCTTGAAAATTATATAAGACAATTGCCTTTACAAGATTTAAGAGACGAAAGAATAGTTGTGTATCCTCCTAAAAATTGGAATGTAAGGCTCATCGAAGAGTCCGATCCTTTGTTTGATCTTATTGTTCCAAATAGATTTCCATTTCACGATAAAATCGTGTTCGGCAAAATAAGAACGGAATTTGCATATTCAGAAAATCTTTACAACATGGATGAGTACAATGGTTCGATTAGAAACTCTTTAGATCCTTGTGACATCGACAAAAATTTCATAGACGAATGTTCTTCTTGTATATCTACCAAATTCAATATTTCAGTAGAAATAACCGATTTAAACAACGATAGAATAGCCGAAACAGAGTTGTGTATTCGTGAATTTGCTCCTTTTCATGCTCCGATACACAATATGACCATCATTGGCGGTTTCAATGAATTTGTCGAAGATCCAAGTGAATATGTTTATTCTTATCTTAAATACGAACTTGAAGAAACACACTTAGCAGGAGAAGGTCAAAAATACTTCCACAGGGCGATGATCAATGGATTAAATAAAAGAAAAATAACTCGCAGCGACTTAGCATCGTTCAGTGAAATTGTTTCCACGACATCTGGAACTGCATATAACGACAGCATAGTTCTTCATTGTGATAATGTTCACTTTAACGAAATAGGTCTTGAAACAGATGGTAGTGCCATTTTAGAAATAACATCTCCATTAGAATCTGCTGGTACATATGTTATATCCGAAGTAGAACACAATGCCATCAAAATTACAGTCACAGAGCCAATTGATGCTTCTTGTAATTCAATTATGTCATCGTCTGGAGAACTGTCATCTTGTGCGATTACATTTAGATTAATAAACAATGTGCTTAATCATAGTTCTTTATGTGACATAGAACAAAAGAACAGAAATTTGTTTTATGATGATAGCAATAATTTCAGTGCTTCAAATATAGCAACGCAAAAAGATGTAGACTCAGGAACCGCCACCGTCGCTTGGACGATCACTATAGATGATTATTCTGATACATATGATATTTTAAACATACTTCCTAGCGGAGAACTGTTGATCAATGATCCAACGCATACTCTGCCATCAAGTAACGATTCGAATTTAACATATTTAATTAAAGACGAATCGAGCAATACAATTTTTGATGGAACTACTGGCAAATTAACAGTAAATTTAGAAGCAGAAGTCACAGTTTTGAATTCTAATTTGATCCCAATCAAAAACATTGCATCAAAAGGACGATACCAGAAAATATCAACTACTTATTATGAAATTTTAGGTTTCGTTGAGGGTACTAATGATAAGTTTCTAATAAAAGGTTATTCTGGTGGCGATACAGCTGGTCAGGAGCTTCTAATTTACAATATGTTAGCAAACAATGAGCTTGGCTACCTAAGTTATCGTGGATTGAAATTAGAGGCAAATAGCGATTACGAAACATCTCTACTGATTTCTAATGGAGAAAATGAATTATATCAACCATCAGTGGACAACAATAGATTTAAAGAGAATTTTATAATCGAAATTGATGGTAATAATTACTTTTTAAAAGAAATTAATGGAAATTCTCCTTCTGGAAAAACTACATTTACATTAGGAGGACCAAGTGTTTACTGGAAGACCTATTCAAACGGTGGTTCGGTTGTCGATTTTACAATTAGAAGATTCACTAAAACGGAAAACATAACAATTATGGGTCAACAATTTAATTTCCCCGAGCAAACATTTAAAAAACTAGATAGATCT